ATGATGAGTATGGTGCGTCTCAGTATGAAGTACTAGAGTACTGGGGTGTTATGGATGCAGAGTACTGCCGTCAGGTAGGTATGGAGATTCCTGATGAAGTAGATGACTTAGATGAAGTACAGATCAACGCTTGGGTCTGTAATGGTCAAATGCTTCGCAGTGTTGTAAATCCTTTTACACCTTTCCGTATTCCTTATCATGCGTTCAGCTACGAAAAGAATCCCTATAGCTTCTTTGGTATTGGTGTAGCAGAGAACATGGATGATAGTCAAAAGATTATGAATGGTCATGCACGTATGGCTATTGATAATCTGGCTCTATCAGGCTCTGTAATCTTTGATGTAGATGAGACTGCCCTTGTAGGTGGTCAGAGCATGGAGATTTATCCGGGTAAAGTATTTAGGCGACAAGCTGGTGTTCCCGGACAAGCTATTAACGGCTTAAAGTTTCCTAATACTACTATAGAAAATATGCAAATGTTCGACAAGTTCCGACAGCTTGCAGATGAACAAACAGGTATTCCTTCTTATAGTCATGGTCAAACAGGCGTACAAAGCATGACACGTACCGCATCAGGTATGTCTATGTTGCTTGGTGCAGCTTCATTAAACATTAAGACTGTTATTAAGAATCTTGATGACTTCCTGTTAAAGCCTATGGGTGAAGCATACTTCCAATGGAACATGCAGTTTTCAGACTATAAGCTTGGTATTGAGGGTGATTTAGAAGTTAAGGCTACAGGCACAAACAGCTTGATGCAGAAGGAAGTACGCTCTCAAAGGCTTACAATGTTCCTTCAGACCGCAGCTAACCCTGCTGTAGCTCCGTTTATTAAGATGAACAAGCTTATTAGTGAACTGGCGTACAGCTTAGATCTAGACCCAGATGAACTGATGAATGACCCTGAAGAAGCTGCAATGATGGCTCAGATTATAGGAATGCAAAATAATGTTGGACAAAGCCCTAGCCCGGAAGCTGGCCCCGATGGTCAAGGACAAGCACCAATGGGAGGCCCTGAAGGAGTACCTCAACAACCTCAAGACCTTGGAGTTACAGGTACTGGTGGCGGCAACATCGGAACTGGATCTGTTCCGCAGTCAGGGGAAGCTGAGTTCTCTGGCTAGACTAGAAACTTTACCTGAACAAGTAGACGAAGCACTTAATAGGAAAGATTATGACTAAAAATTTTGATATGGAAGCAGGCTATAGGTCTATGCTAGAAGATTTTCAAAAGTCTTATGCCCAAGCTAAAACTCCCGCTGAAAGAAAAAATATTGAGTCTAACTTTCAAAGGGATACGGGTAATGTCAGTGATACAACTAAAATCGCTGTACATAAAAAAATAGAAGAAGAACGTGGTGCTGAAGAACGTGCTGCGAGATCTGGAAAAGTTAAAGGCGGCTTATCAGATCTTACAGGCGATGGAAAGATTACTCAGGCAGATGTTTTGAAAGGACGTGGAGTATTTAACGAAGGTGGCTCTATGATGATGCCCCCTGAAGGTATGCCAGTAGATACCTATCCAAACATACCAGAAGATGAAATGAACGAAGCACTGGCTTCACAGCTTCCAGATAATGAAATGGAAGACGATTATATTAGTTACGTCATGGATGAATCCCTTGACGATGAAGAACAAGATTACCTAGCAGGTGTATTACAAAATGATCCAAGACTATCAGATATCTTGGACAAAGTAATTACAGTTGCTAGTGAGTTTTCGGGTGCTGGAGAAGTCGAAGGCCCCGGAACTGGTGTATCAGATTCTATCCCCGCTCGTTTGAGTGATGGAGAGTTTGTATTTACCAGAAAAGCAACCGACCAGATTGGTGCGGATCAGCTTCAAACAATGATGGATGATGCTGAACGTGCTTATGATGGCGGTTATCAAATGAAGGCTATTGGCGGTTATATGCAAGAAGACCCTGAAGAGCAAGATTTACCCCTCAGCAAAACCGATGAGGAAATCAATAAGCTCATGATGGGTGCAAATAAGATGCCTAGTCTTCGGTAATTTTACGGCTACCTTGGTAAGACAAGCCCCATAAACTCGACGGAGTTAATATGGCTACCTTGCAAGACACAAGCCCCGTGAAGGAGATTGAGAATGTCAGAAGTACAAGAAGAAGTTAGTAATCCATACAATGCTCGTAAGCCTTGGCACGAAGCTGATAAGCCCAGTGGAGGCAGTGCAGATGGATTATTTTTTGAGCCACCTCAGGCTACCCCCGAAGAGGCCCCTGAAGAAGAAGCTCAACCCCGAAAGAGGACTAACTATAAGAAACGATACGATGATCTAAAGAAACATTATGATCAGAAACTTGGAGAGTTTAAACAAAAGGAACAAGAACTCCTTGCGATGGCTCAACAAGCACAACCCCGCTATGAACCGCCTAAGTCTGAAGAAGAGTTAGAAAGTTTTAAAGAGGAGTATCCTGATCTGTATAACACTGTTGAATCTGTAGCACATATGCAGAGTCAACGACAGGTAGCGGAACTTGAAGCGCAACTACAGGCTATGCGGCAACGTGAGTCTGAAGTGTTACGTAGAGAGGCTGAAACCACTTTGCAACAGCGACATCCAGACTTTGAGGACATCAGAGGGGACGAGCAGTTTCATGCGTGGGCTAAGGAGCAACCTGAGCAGATTCAAGATTGGGTTTATAATAACCCTGATAATGTTGCTTTAGCTTCAAAAGCTATTGATCTTTACAAATTGGAAACTGGTGTTACTCAAAAACAACAGCCCAGAAAGAAATCTCAAGGTTCGGCAGCAGATATGGTATCAACTAAAACAACTAACGTAGATGCTGGTCAACCTAAGATCTGGACTGAACGGGAAATCGCTGCTATGTCCCTAGATCAGTTTGATAAATATGAAGAAGATATTAAGCAAGCAATGATGGAGGGTCGCGTAGTAGCATAATTAATTGTGTTATTAGGAGAATATTAACATGGCTTATAATGTAAGTGACCAATTCTTTGAACCGTCTACAGATACCAATGCTAACTTTGGTAACTCTGTAGCGGGACAAACCAACTCGTTTTTCCTGCCTAAAGTTTACTCTAAGCAGGTACTAAACTTTTTCCGTAAGGCTTCTGTGATTGAAGGTATTACGAACACTGACTATGCGGGTGAAATCGCAGCATTCGGTGATAGTGTACGAATCATCAAAGAGCCTGAAATTACTGTTTATCAGTATGAGCGTGGTCAAGATGTGACCGCTACTAAGTTGACTGACCAAGAAGTAACTCTGGTTGTTGACACGGCTAACGCATTTAAGTTTATCGTAGATGACATTGAAACTAACATGTCTCACGTTAACTTCCGTGACGTTGCTACGTCTTCAGCAGCTTACTCTTTGCGTGATGCTTTTGACCAAGGTGTACTAGCTTCTATGTTTGCTGGTGTGTCTGCTTCTAGCCCTGACCATATCCTTGGTACAGACGCTACTGCTGACCTTGCTGCTGGAACCTTTGACGGTACTGGTAACCTAGACCTTGGTTTTGCTGCAAATGAGCACGATCCTCTGGATATCATGGCACGTATGGCACGTTTGCTAGACGAGCAGAACATTCCAGAAGAAGGACGATGGTTCGTAGCTTCACCACAGTTCTACGAAGTACTGTCTCAGTCTAGCTCTAAGCTGTTGAACGTAGACTTCAACGCTGGTCAAGGCTCCATCCGTAATGGTTTGGTAAGCTCTGGCAAGCTGCGTGGTTTTGATATGTACAAGTCAAACAACATTCCTTCAGTAACTAATGCTGCTGGTCAATGTCTGGCTGGTCACATGTCTTCTACGGCAACGGCTCAAACAATCACCAGCACTGAGGTCATCCGTGACCCAGAAAGCTTCGGTGACATTGTACGTGGTCTACACGTTTACGGTGCTAAGGTACTGCGACCAGAAGCTCTGGTTTCAGCCTTCTACGGTATCGACTAGACCTTTTAGGTGGGGGCTGCTTCGGTGGCCCCTTTCCTTTTTTACTGGAGATTATAATGCCCCAACTTGGATCTGATGCGAAGCCACTAATGATGAGACAAACTATTGCTGGTAAAGGCAGTAGAATCCGCAAAGGAACTAATTACGCACGTTACAAAGATAACTTTGATAAAATTTTTAATAAAGACTCTGACCCCGAATGCGCTACAGAGTTTGAAGGCGCTAGAGCAATTAGTAAAACTTTTTCAATGGAGCAAGACTGATGAGTTTAGGCAAAACGATTAAAAAAATGGTAGCTAAACTAAATCAAAAACAAAACTACGGCGGTATTCAAGAGCTACCCATGTATGGTATTGGGTATGATGAAAGAATACAATATTCTGAAGGAGGTCAAGGTATGTATGCTAAAAAGAAAATGATGGGTGGAGGTGCTACAAAACGTAGTGCTTACACTAAAGGCGGCTATGCTTCTGTGCAGGATATGGAAAGAATGTGCGGTAGTAAAACCGTAACGCAGAAAGTAAAATGAAAGTAGCTGCTCCTAAAGGTTACCACTGGATGAAGTCTGGAAAGACTTTTAAGCTTATGAAAGATCCTAAAGACGGTTATAAGCCTCATAAGGGTGCAAGTAAATCAGCAACCTTTGAGGTTCAAAAGGCGCATAAATAATGGCAGCAACATATCTAGATTTAGCAAATGAACTCCTACGGGAGATGAATGAAGTAGAGCTTACAAGTTCTAGCTTTGCTTCTGCTGTGGGTATTCAACAACATGTTAAAGACTCTATTAACAGAGCTTATCTAGATATTGTTAATGAAGAACCTCAGTGGCCTTTCCTTGCTGCTAATTTAAGTGGTGAGACAGATCCTATGTACGGTAATGTATACGTAGAAACTGTAGCGGGACAACGCTGGTATAATTTAAAGACTGCTAGTTCTTCTTTAACTACTGACTACGGCTACATTGATTGGGACAACTTTTATTTGACTACAGTAGGCGTAGCAGGCGAATCAGTACCATATACTGCACGTAACTTACGTTTTACTACAACAGAAGCTTGGAAAGACTATAGACGTATTCCAGAAAACTTAGACGATGCAGATACTCAGCAATACGGTGTACCTGATCGTGTAATCAAAAGTCCTGACAACCGTAAGTTTGGTCTTAGCTCTATTCCAGATAAAGTATATCGTATCTGGTTTTACGCTTATGTATTACCTACAGAGCTTGTAGCCTTTGGTGATGAAACAGTTTTTCCAAATACTTACAAGCCTGTATTGCTTAATAGAGCTAGATATTATATTTATCAGTTTAAAGAAAGCCCACAGTTTTCTGCTTTTGCTCTTGAAGACTACAAGCGTGGCTTACGTTTAATGAAACTTAATTTGATGAATCCTAATCCCGGTGAGTTTAAAGATGACCGTATGAGGTTTGTATAATGTCTCAGCCGTTTGGTTTATCAACTAAAGGCGGATTATATACTAGCCTTAACCAGCTTGAGATGCTGGGACAGCCGGGAGTTGCTTCTAAGCTTACAAACTTTGAAGTAGACACAGATGGCGGCTATCGTCGTATTAATGGCTTCACTATCTTTGGAGGCGGTTCAGCGGTACGTCCTAATGGTGATAACAAAGTACTGGGGATTAGAGGTTATGCTGATGGTGTAATAGTTTGTTCAGGCACTGGAATATTTTTTAGTCAAGATGGAACCTCATGGATTTCTATATCTAAGTCTAGTGTTCATAGCAGCGGGGATAACTACACAACTTTTACAGGCCGTTCAGATTTAGCACGTACTGGGCAAAAACAAACAAGCTTTGCATTTTTTGAAGGCTTATCAGATTATGGTGAGATTCTTATATGTGATGGTGTTAACAAGCCTTACTTTTTT